AAAAACCGTTAAGGTTCCTGTTGTAGGTACAACCGCAGAACAGATCGAAGGTATTGCAATCGCATTACCTAACACAGAACAGGATATGAATGGAAAAGTTACTGTTAAGCAGAACACTTCCCTCGGCGTTATGAAGAAGGGAAACATTTGGGGCAGACTTGCAACAGGCGTTACTCCTACTTATGGAACAAAGGCTTATGTTGTTGTATCTGGGGATGACGCAGGAACATTCACTACTGCATCCGAAGGAACTGTTGACATCGGAGCCAAGTTTGGTAACGCACACGATGACGGCATCGCTGTCATTGTACTTTAATCACAAGGAGGTAAAAGCAAATGAATAAGAATTACAATCCAGATATGCCTTCCACAGGTTATGACGAGGCAGACCTTGCAGCATTAAAGATGTCCAACTTAATGCCTGCATTAAAAGAGGACAGAATGTGCCGCTTTGACTCTGCTGAGGATGCGTCTGTATTCTTCGCAAGAGAGTTAGACTACATCAAGAGCAAGTCTTACGACAAGATTTATCCGGAATTTACCGCTCTGAATAAGTTCCCTATCACTCACGAGGTTCCGGAAGGTGCTGAGTCTATGACATACTACTCTTACGAGAGAACAGGCATGGCAGCAATCATCAGTAACTATGCCACCGACCTTCCTAGAGCAGATGTTAAGGGTAAGCCTTCGACTGCTTTCGTGAAGTCTCTCGGTGCATCCTACGGATATTCCGTACAGGATATGAGAGCAAGCCGCATGGCAGGAAAGTCTCTTGATACTCGTCGTGCCGAGGCTGCAAGATATGCAATCGACAGAACAACGAATGTCATCGCTTTTGCAGGAGACAAGGAGAACAACCTTATGGGGGTTCTTTCTACTGATAACAACATTCCGCTTTTTACTCTCAGCGAGGTAGAAGATGGCGGCAAGAAGTACACAGACTTCACTCACAAGACTGCCGCTCAGATTTTGGATGACATCAACGGTATGTTCGCATATCAGTCTAAGATTACAAAGGGCGTTGAGAAGGCAGATACTTTGATGCTCCCTCACAGCGTCTACATCGACATTTCTACAAGACAGGTTCCGAATACAGGATATACCGTACTTCGTTTCCTCAAGGAAAACGCACCGTTCCTAAAGGAAATTTTACCAGCACCGGAGTTGGAGGCAGATGCAGAGGACACCAACCCTTACAAGAAGGGCGTTATGTTCCTGTTCACAAACTCTGCTGATAAGTTCAGCCTTGAAATCCCTATGGTGTTCTATCAGTATCCGTTGCAGAACAGAAACCTTGAGGTTATTGTTCCTTGCGAGGAGCGTGTCGCAGGTATCATCATTTACTATCCACTCTCCGCATTGATCGCAGTTGGTGTTTAATCTGAAAGGAGGAAAAACGAAATGGCAGTAAAGTTGACAAATGATTCAGTAAAGGTTATTGGCATTGGAAATATTTCGGTACTTCCAGGGGAAACCAAGGAGGTGCCGGATGATTTTGAGAGAAGTCCTATCTTAGAGGTTTACAAGAACTTAGGTCTGATTACTCTCATAGGTAAGCCTAAGACAGCACAGAAGTCCGAGGAGGAGTTAAAAGCAGAGGCTGAGAAGGCTGCAAAGGATGCGGCTGATAAAGCAGAGGCTGAGAAGAAAGCCAAATTAGACTCGCTTAAAGATGCGTCCGACGAGGATGTAGCTGCTCTTGCGAAGGAGCTAGGTATCAATCCTGCTGAGTGTAAAGACCAAGCAGATGTACGCAAGAAGGTAAAGGCTGCTCTCAGCAAATAAGTTGAGGAGGTGGCTCGTATGGATGCTTTAGACATCTTTCGTATGGTTGCCACAGAATTTAGCACCATACCGGATGAGGATGTAGTGGATGAGACTTCTGGTAAGGTCTCACAGTACGGTGTCAAAACTTTCCTCGGTCTGTATGCAGACCAAATCAGCGAGAAACGGTTCGGTGCGTTATACCAAAAGGCATTGGCGTATCTTACTGCACACAAGTTGAAGATGAATGGACATGGAGATACTGGAACAGGAACCATCGCAGACTCGCTCAGAGTCGGTTCATACTCAGAAGGAGAAACCTCAATCAGTTATACCACAGGACAGCAAACGAACCTCCAAGTCGATGCGGAATATGCACTAACCGTATATGGTTTGGAGTTTCTTACGCTCCGAAGAAATGCAATAATCCCGATTGTATCGGCAGGAGAGGCTAAATGGGTGTAAGAGTTACTGACAGAATGACAGCGGACGGCAAGAAGCTTCAGAAAATGCTCAAAGAATTAGCGGAAAAGGAAGTGCGTGTCGGATTTCAAGCAGGAAAGGCTACGGAGGAAGACGGCACAGATATCTGCGACATTGCTGCGTGGAATGAACTTGGAACTGTGCATATTCCAGCTCGTCCGTTCCTCCGTCAGAGTGTGGACGACAATGTTTCAAAAATTAACAGTTTCCTGCAAAGCAAGAAGAAAGACCTCGTGAGAGGTGTATCTGCCGAGCAGGTCCTCAAGGAGATAGGGATTTTTCAGAAAGACCTCATCCAAGAAAAGATTACAGAAGGAAATTTTACTCCAAATGCGGAGTCAACTGTCAAGAAGAAGGGTTCATCTAAACCATTGATTGATACAGGTCGAATGAGGCAATCAGTCAACTATGAGATCAAGTCGAAAGGAAGTGGAGGAGAGTAATGAACTTCTTAAAGAAGAATTACACGCTGAGGCGTTATTCAGAGCCTAAATATGTTAAGGGGTATTCTTCTATACCTTACGAAGATAAAACGCTCCCTATGGACATACAGACCTCTGAAAACATAGTAGAGACTGCTCAGGAAGGAAGAAGGTCAATTCAGCAACTGAAAGTCTTTTGCGACTATGAAATCTTGGTCGAGAATGAGCATACTCATCAGAAAGCAGACCGTATTTGGTTCCAAGGTAAATGGTTTGAATGTAAGTCTAGTAGGCTGAGCGAAAATACACCGTTAAGGCATTGGACATCAACGTTTGTACAATGCCTTGATTATGAGGAAGAACAGGATGGAGAATAATGTTATGGATATTGAAAATGTAAAAAGTGTTTTATATGAGCTTACAGCAGACTTCTTCAAGGGTGCAACCGTTATATGGGCGGAACAGATAAACACCAAGCCCGAACCGCCTTATGTGACTATAAAAACAGGGAATATTGATAAAACAGTATTCCCTGTTATTGATGATGACGGAGCTGCTTCATACCCTTGTAGTACCAAATTCGAAATCAACTTGTATACAAAGGGAAGACCTATAAAAGTCGGGAAATCAACCACAGGAAACTTCGTAAATACTGCTGTAAATGACTTAATGCAGTTTTTTGTATATCTTGAATCAGAGGCGGTAGTAGATAAGCTCTCATTAGCAGAAATAGATATATTATTGAACCCTCCGGTAAGAGACCTTACTATCTTGCAAAATGATAGCAGATACAGATATAGGGCGATGGCAGAAGCCACAGTATCATTTATGCTTGATGCAAACGGTGCTTATGGAATAAGTGGTGCCAATATTCCTAATCCGTCAGGCGGAGGAACAGAAGAGATGGCTAATCAGCAGATTGAGCCAATTAAAAATATAACAATACAGTAGGAAAGGAGCAAGTAAATGAAAAATAATGCTTTAGATGATTTAATAAAATGCAACATTGAAATATCCAGCCCGGCACAGGGAGGCTTGAGCTTTGATAGTATACTTGTTGTGGTTCCACCACCAACGGCAGCAGGTAAAAAGCCAACAGCTAAAGTTTTCTCCATAAGCAGCGCAGAAGATTTGTTAGAGTATGGATATACAGCCACGGAAACAGCCTATAAGGCGGCAACGGTTGTATTTTCTCAAAGCCCAAAGCCTTCTGAAATAAAGATTTGTGCAAGAGGTGAAGTCAAATCTAAGAAAGAAACTATAACAGAAGTTCTTAACAGAGCCAAAGCGGAAACCGTATTCTATGGAGTTCATATCAGCAGTTTTACAGAAGAAACGGATGTTCAGGAAGCTATTTCTTGGGCAGAAGCTAACGAGAAACTTTTCTGCTTTGAGTACACTAATATAGATAAATTCCCGGTAAAGAACACCAGCTTTTACAGGAGTTTTGCTATTTTTTCGGGACTTCCTGATGGATATGCAGAATCAGATACTCAGCCTTCCGAAAATGCTTTTGCTGCACTTGGGTGGATGGCAAAGTGCTTTGGATATGAAGCAGGTTCAGAAACATGGGCATATAAGGAGCTTGCAGGAATAGTGCCATCAGCATTATCGAAAGATAACAAGAATAAGCTCGAAGAGAAAAACGTTAGTGCATTCCTTAGATATGCAGGTTCCAATATTACTACAGGGGGCAAAACTCTTGCAGGAGAGTGGATAGATGTTATTAGGTTTAGAGATTGGCTTAAGAACGAACTTCAAGTAAGTGTATTTAATATACTGAAAGTAAATAGAAAAGTGCCGTATACAGATAGTGGTATTAGCCTTATTGAGGGGGCTATGGAAACAGTCTTGAAGAAAGCTCAGGATATAGGTGGTGTGTCGAACACAGAATATTCAGCAGACGGAGCTAAAATTCCTGGCTTTACCGTAAGTGTTCCCAAAGCATCCGGACTTGATGAAGCTACAAGGAAATCAAGAAAACTAACATCTTGTGAGTGGACAGCCAGGCTTGCGGGTGCTATTCACATAGTTGAGATTTCAGGTAAATTAAACTTTTAAGGAGGTATAAGAGATGGCAAAGATAACTACATATAATCCAAGAAAAATTACCTGTGCTTTTGGAAGCCATATTGTTGCGGGGTTTGCGGATGATAGCTTTATAAGTATTGAAGCAGCCGGTGACGGAACTTCATACGTTGTTGGCGCAGATGGAGAAATATCAAGAAGCATAGATCCTTCAAGGTTGTTTACAGTTAAAATTTCACTTTTGCAGTCTTCTGCAACAAATAAGTATTTACAGAAGATGAGCGATAAAGACAAGTCAGACGGTACAGGAATTTTTTCTGTAAATATAAAGGATATTCTTGGAGAAGAAAAGTTTGCAGGTGCTCAGGCTTGGGTGTCCAAACCTGCTACATGGGCAAGAGGAAAAGCTCAGACAAACAGAGAGTGGGAGATTATAGTTGGAGAAGGTGAATTCAAGTAATGGAGGTAATAAAAAATGAGACAGACAGAGCCTAAGGTAGAGAAGATAAACGGCATAGAGTTTTACATTACACCATTTGGAGCTTTCAAGGCGGCAAATTTATCAGGGGAGCTTGCATCAATGCTGGCTCCTTTTATTTCCGTCTTATTACCATTGGTTAACGAAGATACAGACCTAATGAATGTTGATGCAAATAAGGTGGTTGGTTCAATCTCAGGCAACAGCTTAATTGATGGCAATAAGCTTGAAAATATAATATCAAAACTTATTCTTGGTGGACACATTGTAGTAAATACGAACGAGGAACTTGGTATTGATGAGCCTGAAAAACTTGATAAAGACCTTGCAGATGAAATTTTCTGTGGAAATGTTGAGGATATGTTTATTCTCTGTTTTTATGTTATAAGACTGAATTTCAATGGTTTTTTCAAGAAACTCGCCAGCCAGTCTGGGAACATAAAGAAAGGTTCGGCGGGGATAGTCAGGAAGATATTCTAAAGTATGGAAAGTTTGATTACTCAAGATTTTATGAACTTGAACTGAGGTGTTATACACTTATAAAGGCTGGTCTTGCTTCAATGTGGGAATTAAAAGAAGTCTATACTTTAGATGAAATGTTAAAGCTATATGCCATTTATGAAATGGGAGTAGATATTGAAAAAGACAAAGCTGCAGAAATAGAGAGGAGGTGAACCTGAAATTGACTATAAGAGACATAGCTATAGCCATAGGATTTGATGTAGATAAAAATAGCGTGAATGCTGTTGAAAATAGCATAAACAAGGTGAAAGGTTTTGCTGCCAAAGCCCTTGGAATACTGGGCATAGGTTTGTCAATAAGTGGAATCAAAGGACTGGAAGAAGCAGCAGCAGAAGCAGAAGCCTTGAAATCACAGTTTGCTCAGGTATTTGGTGATGTTGAAAAAAATGCCCAGGAAAAACTTAATGCGATAAGCAAAGATACCGGAGTTGCAGTAAACAGAATGAAATCCAGCTTTACTCAGATAGCGGCCTTTTCAAAAACTACAGGCGCCTCTTCTGCAGAGGCTCTTAATATATCTGAAAGGGCGATAGTTGCGGTGGCAGATTCAGCAGCATTTTATGACAGGTCAATTGAAGAAGTCACTAACTCTATGCAGAGCTTTTTGAAAGGGAATTATGCTAATGATGCAGCTCTTGGGCTTTCTTGTACAGAAACCACAAGGAATACGGCAGCAAATGCGCTTTTTAGTAAATCTTTTAAGGACTTATCAGAATCGCAAAAACAGTTAACATTGCTGAAAATGGTAGAAGATGCTAATAAGACATCAGGCGCTTTAGGTCAAGCAGCAAGAGAATCTGATACCTGGGGAAACCAATTAGGAAACTTTATGCAGTCGGTTAAGGAATTTAATGAAACTGTGGGCGGAACATTTCTTAAACCAGCTATACAAGGTCTTAAGATAGCCTCTTCCTTTGTGAATAACCTTACCAAAAAGGTAAAAGATCTTGCAAAAGAAGGCGGGTTTTTGGAAAGAACTGGAGAAAGAGTTCATTCTTTAATCAAAAGGATACAGCCGGCTGTAGAAAGAGTGATGAATACCCTTAGAAAAGGCGCAAACATTTCAGCTGGGGCAATTTCGAGTATAATACACAAAATTGGAGGCGTTGAAAATGCACTCAAAGTTTTGGCAGTTGTTGCTGGTGCATTTATTATTGCCTTGAATTTTTCAAAGATTGTCAATGGTATAAAAATGATGGGAACGCTGTTTTCAGGGTTTGGGAAGATACTGAATCCTGTTGCTTTAAAAGTCCTTGCTATTGCAGCTGTTATAATGATTCTCTTCCTGATAGTTGAAGACTTCATCAACTTTATGAAAGGTAATGACTCTGTAATAGGAAAGTTGTTTGAAAAAGCCGGAATAGATGCAAATAAGGCAAGGGAAACTATAACAAATGCTTGGAAAACTGTAGTTTCTTTCCTTAAGTCAGCTTGGGAATTCCTGTCAGAAATAGGTGGACGTGTCTTTGGATTTCTAAAAGATACAATAGGCAACTCAAATAGTGAGATAAGACAAAAGATATCTTCAGTTTGGGATGCAATAGTTAAATTGCTAACTGTTGTGTTTCAAAAAATTTACGATATAGGAGCAGAATTATTTACTACATTTTCAAGACTGATATCGAGCATATTCGATGCTGTTTCAGCTTTTTGGCATTCATGGGGAAATGACATAATTAATTGGTTTTCCGTTTTGTGGACTGCATTAGGTGATGCAATTATAGCGTTTTTGGATATTATCACAGGTGTAGTAAACTTTATTTCATCGGTATTGAGTGGTGACTGGCAGGGAGCATGGGAAGCTATTGGGCAAATCTTTTCTGGAGTGTGGGATTTTATTACTGCATTTCTGACAGGAGCTTTGGAAACAGTTAAGCTTCTTTTTTCTATGGGGCTATCTGCAATAAAGGCTATTTGGGAAGGGATTTGGAACGCAATTAAATCTTTCTTTGTAAATATTTGGAATGGAATATCAAGTTTTGTATCAGGAATTTGGAACGGAATGGTTTCCGGAGTTTCTACATTTGTAGGAAATATAAAAACGACTATTGTTAACGGATTTACAGATGCCATAAATTGGATAAAAGGGCTCCCGGGAGAAGCTGTAAAATGGGGCTCGGATATGATAGATGGTATTGTAGATGGTATAAAAGGAGCAATTGGGAAGGTCGGAGATGCAGTTAAAGGAGTTGCTGATAAAATAACTTCATTCTTGCATTTCTCGGTGCCTGATGAAGGACCTCTTACAGACTATGAATCGTGGATGCCTGATTTTATGTCTGGACTGGCTTCCGGTATTAAAAATAACAAAAAAGTACTTATAGACAAGGTTAAGGATGTTGCAGGTAGTATGGCTGTGCTTATGAAAGCAAGTACCGCAATGCCAGGAACAGCAGCACGGACCACATCTGGGAATAGAACCTCAAGCATTGTGCAGAATGTAAATATTGACAATTCCTACTCAGGTGGAAGTATGGAAACACAGAAAAATGTGTCAAGAGCTATGAAGAAGTCCTCAGAGGATGCTACATCTGAAATGGCTAAGGCACTTGCGTATTCAAGGGGGTGATGAGAATTGGCGAAAAAGAAGAAATTGAAACCTTGTTCGGTGTGGGGAATAGAATTTGATGCTATGATTGAGGAACAACGAAACTATTCTGCTTCAATTCCATCATACCCCGTAGAAGATGGATTTAATATATCAGATACCATTATAAACGAACCACTTGTATTACAGCTTACGCTTTATGTAAGCAATACTCCAGTTACTTTTTTGTATAGGCATAAAAATACCAAAAACCGAGTAACAAAGATTTGTGAGCAAATAGAGAAGAAATGGCTTTCCAAACAGCTTACAAAGATTGTGACTTCGGATGCGATTTACAAAGATATGGGAATTACTTCCATATCAATAAAAAAGTCTGCCGAGATTGGTTATGCAAGGGAAATATCTGTAACAGCGAGGAAAGTATACAAAACAAGCAGAAAAGTAAGCAAAATCCCAAAACATATCTTAAAAGCAGGTAAAAGTATGGCTAAAGCAGGAAAAGCATCTGTATCAAAGACATCTGCGAGAGTATCGTCAGAGAATGTATCGTCAGAGAGTGTAGCAAGCAATACAAATGGAAGTTTGGGAATAAATAATGTGCTTTCTAATGTTTTAGGGAATAAAAAGCAAGATAGTCCTAAGAAAGCTCAAAGTATTTTGTTTGGTGCAGCTAAAGGGCTTAAATTGTTTGATTAAAGGTGGTGGTTTTTATGATTTACATAGAAGTGCCTGATATGAATGACAGCATCAGCGCGATTACAATTGATGGGGAAGAGTACGGAATAAGATTCACATATAATGAAAAGTTTGAGTATTGGAGTTTTGGCATATATGATGATGAAGATAATCCAATAGTGGCAATGACGAGAGTTGTTCCAAACTTTCCGTTGCTTTTTCTCATTTCAGACGAAAAATTGCCTAATGGGATTTTTGGTTGTATTTCGGACACTGAGAAAGTTGACAGACAGGCGTTTATCAAACATACAGCAGAATTTGTTTATATTCCCAAAACAGAGTTGGAGGTATAGCTATGGGAAATGCTAACTTTATGAGAAGATATATACTCAAATGTGGCAAAGAAGGGAAAAAAGGCTTTTCTGTAGGATATCTTAAAGATGCTGGAGATATTGCTCTTCATGTATCTTTTTCGGTAGAAAAATCCAATGCTGAGAGTCCCAACTCAGCCAAAATACAGGTGTGGAATTTATCAGAGAAAAACATAAGGATATTGGAAACAAAAGGGTGCGTGGCAGAATTAAGAGCTGGTTATGGAGATAATATGGCTACAGTTATAGTAGGCAATGTTGCGTCGGTCACAACCAGTATGGACAATGCAGATAGGATGACTGAAATAACTGTGGTTGATGGTCTTGAGGAATTGAAGGATACAAATATATCAGTTTCTATCAATAATAAGGTTAATAGCAAAGAGGTATACAGCAGGATTGCCAAAGCAATGGGCATTCCTGTTGTTTTTGCTAAAGAGCTTGTTTTTAAGACTTTTCCAAACGGATATCAGTACGTTGGGAAAGCTAAAAATGCATTGCAAAAAGTATCTAGGTTTTGTGGATTCAAATGGACAATACACAATAAGGTATTACAGGTTACTTTGCCAGGCAGAGCCATTTCAACTAAAGGTTTTGTAATGAGTTCTGAAACCGGATTAATAAACACTCCAAAGAGAGTTGCTATTGATAAAAAATCAGGATATGAAATTGAATATCTGTTAAATGGAGCTGTAGGTGTAAATGATATTGTTGAGATAAAAAGTAAATCTGTGAACGGTTATTTCCTGATTCATAAAGTGAATATTGATGGAGATAATCTTGAAGGAGATTGGCTGTGTTCTGCACAAGTGTTAAGAATATCGGATAAACAGATTAAGAAGAATGTAAGCAAGAAAAATAAGTGATAGGAGGTAGATATGTTTCAAGAATTAGCAGAAGAGATAGAAAATACAGCTAGAACAGTTGTAGAACAGATACATACTATTTTACCCGGCAGAATAATTGAGTTTAACGAAAAAAACTGCAAGGTGAAAGCTAGTATCTACGGAAAATTTGTTACTTCAAGTGGAGATGAGCTTGATTATCCTATCATTACAGAAGCCCCTCTTGTGTTTCCATTTAGTGCTAAGAAAAACACAGGGATGGTATTTCCTGTAGCGTCTGGTGATGATTGCTTAATACTGGTATCTGAGGTTGAACTTGACGAGTGGCGCACCGGAGCAGAATCAGATGGCAGCCTGAGGTTTGACCTTACAAGTGCAGTAGTTCTTCCGGGACTGATTGATACCAACAATTTAGTTAAGGAAGCAGTCAAAAATAAAGCCACGATTATAAGCAATGGTGACAATAAAATTACGATAAGTAACAATGGTGTAGAGGTAGTAAGTAAAAGTATAAAGCTAGTTTCTGACAACGTTACGGTCACAAGCAAGGCTTTTACAGTTGAAGGTAATATAAATTACACTGGAACTTGTAAAAAGGCTTAAAAAGTCACTTTGAGCTATTAGAAACGGAGGTGTATATTGGACATACTTCTTGATAATAATGGAGACTTGTATATTAACAGCTCAGGAGACATAGAAATTAGAAATTCAGTCAGGCAGAAGATAAAAACAAGGCTCTTGTGGATAGAAAATGAGTGGAGATGGAATCCCGAAGAGGGGCTTCCATATTTTAATTTATTGGATAAAAACCCTGATACAGATGAATTTGAAAGTCTGATAAGAGAGAAAATATTTGAAGTTGACGAAGTGACCGAAATAGGTGAAGTTAACATTGAATATAATACTAAAAGCAGGATTGCTACTATAAAGTATGTAGCTTTTACTGACTTTGAGACCATAAGAGAGGAGGTAATGCTTAATGTCGGAATATGGAATAACTGATAAAGGCTTTGTTATTAAAAGACTTGATACTATCCTTGAAGAAATACATTCAGATTTGACGGATGGATTTGGCACAGACACAAGGCTTGCTGGGACATCATTCCTAAACACTCTAGTAACAACGTTTGCCGGGCAGATAGCTGACCTATGGGAAACAGCACAAGACAGTTATTATGCGAAATATCCAGCGACAGCAACAGGGATTAGTCTTGATAACGCTGTACAGTTCGGAGGGATAAAAAGAGCCCCTGCAAGAAGAAGCGTGTATCCTATACACTGCACCGGAGATGATGGCACTGTGGTTTATGAAGATACATATATAAGCACAGAAACCACACCGGAAATAAGGCTGTTTTCTGCTGAGAGCTTTACAATTACAAGAGAGAATTTTAATGAAGTTCAAATATCTGTTGCAGTTGCAGAATCTGGAGTTTACACAGTAAATATTAACGGCAAGGCGTATACTCATGCAAGCCAAGGAGACGACATAAATGCAATACTTGCCGGACTAAAAAAATCAATTGTACCGGATGGGTACGAGGTTGCGGTGGTTGATGACTATATCGAGATTAAGGACAAGCTAAAAACAAGAAGTAATACGCTTGTTTTGACAGATAATTTAACTACAAGAAAAGTCACTACAGTAGCAAACTTTTTTACAGAAGATTATGGGAAAATCACTCTTCCGAATGGAATAGTGACAAAGATTGTAAACAATGTTGCCGGCTTTGATAAAGTAACAAACCTTGCTGAACCTGTGTATGGCAGGGCTAAAGAGACCGATGTAGAATTGAGGCAGTCATATATTGCAAAATCTGCATTGAGATCTAACACTATGATTGACAGTATTACAGCCGAATTGCTAAATAACGTGAGAAATGTTGAGTCAGCATCGGGATTTGAGAATGTAAATGACACAACAGACAGCAGAGGTCTTCCTCCGCATAGTATTGAAATTATAGTTGAGGGTGGTAATAGTGATGAGATTGCTTCAGCTATATTGAAAAGAAAAGCGGGAGGAATACAAACCTATGGGAAAATTGAGGTCATAGTTCCAAGTAAGTATGGCGACAATATTCCAATAAGGTTTAATAGACCTGAATATCTGTATACATATATAAATATTGTGTTGCATGTTGATAAGGACAACATTTCAGGGAATTACCGTTTGGTTACAACTGAGTCAATACTTGAATATGGCAGAATGCTAAAAGCAGGTGATGACCTTATGATACAACCTCTTAGCAATAGTATTTATAACAATGTATCAGGTATTGAAATGATTGATATAAAAGTTGCGTATTCTGCCACTGAAAATGTAGTGCCAAGCGAAAACGAATATAAATATTCAAATATAAAAACAGATACAAGGCACAAGATTTTGATAAGCAAAAGCAGAATTTCCATAAAAGCAGTATATTTTGATGGCTCTAAGGAGGTGGAGCTGGATGAACATATTTAATGAGTGGATAAAAGACCTGCCTGAGCAGTATCACGGAAAAAGAAGAATAGAAACACTTATAAAGGCATTTTCAAAACAAATATATGAGCTATTAAAAGTTTTTGATGATATGAATAAAAGCACCGTGATTGATACTGCCAAAGGGGTAAATCTTGATTATATTGGGAATATTGTAAGCTTAGCTAGAAAGGATATGCCATTATTATTTAAGAATCCGAGAGAAGTTCCACTTGATGACAGTCTTTATAGGCAGGCAATCAAATATAAGTCTCTTAGGAATACAAGTGAATGCACGTATGAGGATATAATTACTTCGTTGTCCCTTTTGTGGAAAACGGAGCAATTATCTTATTCAGAGCCTACTAATAAAAGCGCGACAATATGTATCAGAATGGCTGATTTTGATATAGACATTGAAGACCCGGCAACATCAAGGGCGTTTGCAATCAAACCTGCTGGAGTTGCCCTGATATATTTCATAGGCTATTTGTACCAGCTAAACAACAAAAATTCTGAAAAACTAAAAGTAAGCAATTTATCCGTGCACTACAAACAGAATATTGAACTAAACAAGGAAAAAATTATGTTTGAGGCAAAAATACAGCTTAGTGAAAAAAACAATAGCATAAGGGCAATGCTTACTTCGAAATCAGGCAATATAAATCTTTGGTATTTAGATGGGAAATATCTATTAAACGGAGCTAGAACGCTTAATTCTACACATAAAACGGAGGAAATATAATGGATAAAACTGTAATTATTACAAAGACAGCCAGAAAGAAAATGGCAAAAGCCAGAGCTGGAGAAACTCCGCTTCCTAAAATTTCAGGAATGGTTTTTGGAAGTGGCGGAGTGGATGAAGGAGGAAATGTGAAATATCCTGAACCTGAACAGACTTCATTAAAAAATGAGCTGTATAGACAGGCGATAGACGGATATAAATTTATTAGTGAAACCACGGTGCAGTACAAGTGCACATTGTCTGAAACAACCATACCTAATACGTTAATTAGTGAAATAGGCTTGTATGACGAAGAAGGAGATGTTGTTTGCATTAAAAACTTTCTTGCAAAAGGCAAAGACAATGATTTAGAGATGGTATTCACTATAGATGATATTTTTTAGAACGGAGGCCAGTAATGAAAAATTATGGAACAAATGAGGCGGAATTTAAAACTGAAATCCAAATTCCAGAGCCTACCGATCCCGCCCATGCTGATGTGATAAATACACCGATTAAGCAGCTGTTTGGGAATACGGTGGCAAATAAGAAAGCTGTAGAAGACAGTAAAGAACAGGTGGAAACAAAGCTACAGACTTTTAAGAATGAAATATCAGCATCACAGGCGGAGCTTAATAAGTCGCTCAACAAGGCTATAAAAGACATAGCAGACAGCAATGGGGCTAGCACAACCACATTCAATACTGATGGCTCTATAGTGAGCGAAAACAGCCTTGAGGTAATTACTACAACCTTCAATAAGGCTGATAAGTCAATCCTTGAAAAACACGATTACAAGAACGGCACAAGTAAGGTATTAAAGACCGTCTTTGACGGGAAAACGATAAGAACAATGGAGGTGAATTAAATGAGCTGGGCAGAAGTATCAAAAGTTAATAGTGACTTTATGGAGATACCGTTAGATGTACTTATGTATTTGGCAGATTATAAAATGTATGGAGAATCATCTTTTGTATATCAGGACAAAAGTAAATTATATAAAGTTTATGAGGCTTCAAATATATCAATGAATGATAGTAAGGTAAATGGTGAGGCACTTGATTATTTGCTTAAAACTCAAAACGCTGGCGAAGTGTTGACGCTAATACATGAGCTTGGACAAAAAGAGCAGATTAGAAGGTCATCTACAATGACGGCAATAGCTAATGACACAACAGCAATGACAGCAGTTCTTAACT